CCTCAACTCACTGAATACGATCCCAACACGCTCAAGCGCGTGGTCAACCACGATGCCGAGCGCAGACAGAAGGAACTGGATGCTGCCCTGGCGCGTCTGAACCCTCAGACAACCCAGGTCGCTTCTCCGGGGTCCGCTCCGTCCGCTCCGCCCGTTGACCGAACGAGTCCACCCGTTGATCCAACCACGGCACTAGGCCCGACGATCATCGAGATCCCGAATCCACCGGCTCCCCCGCCGACGCCCCCGGTAGCGGCACAACCCGCTCCGGCGGCTCCTGCCGCGCCCGCCCCTCCGGCCGTTCCAACGCCGGAAGACTGGGCCAAGCTGGAGAAGCGACGCAGGGATGCCGAAGCGGCACTAACTCCCGCCTTGCAGAAGGCCGCTGCCCTGAACAACGAACTCAGGGAGGAACGGGAAGCCACCAAGTCCAGGCTGGAATCCCTGGAAAAGAGCATCGCCAGTCTGGTGCAAACGCTCCAGGCCCAGGCCGCTCCCAAGGTTCCCGCCTACAATCCAGAAATGGATCCGGAATTGGAATCTCTTGATCCGCTCATCGCCACCCGTCTTCGCAAGCTGCATTCGTCCTGGGAACAGAGATCGGCCGAACAGGAGCGACGCCACCAGGCGGAACTCCAGGCCATCCGCGATCAGGATGCCAAGCGGACAAAGGAATACGCCTTGTCCCAGGCCGCAAGCTACGAGCAGATGTGGGACGATACCTTCATCAAACTGGTCCCGGACTACGCCCGCTTCATGGGCGACCGTCCGGAGGCAACCGCCCTGACCGAGTGGGCGCGAAGGATGCCTCCGGAATACGGCCGGGCCATAGGCAGCCCGAAGACGCATTCCCCGCATTTCGTCGCCAAGGTGGTTGATGAATTCAGGGCAACCTTGGCCCCTGCCACCCCGGCAGCCCGGCAACCCTCTCTTGGGGATCTTGCCAACGCCCAGTTGGGCGGAGCTGCTCCGGTCGAGGTCAAGCCTCCGGAAGTCGTCATCCCGCTTTCGGCATATGAAGTGCAGAACGCCTATGCCATCGTGGACAAGATGTACAAGGAAGCCGTTTCCCTCAAGGGCGAAGCCCGGGATGCGAAACTGGCTGAGGCCAACGGGTTTATGGATCGTTATAAGCGCCAAATCCAAACCTAACCAACAAGGATAAAGCATGTCTAATCCAGTTACCGACATGACAATCCCGCTGACTACGGGATCCAATGCCGGTTATATGCTCAACCGTCAGGAGCAACTGTGGGAAGGCCCCGCGCCCCGCGTGCGTCGGCGTGCCTTTACCGTCCAGAACTCCCCGGATTGGGGCGGCCTCACCCCCTCCACGGGCGATGTGGTCCGCACCAACGTAATTGACCAGGGCGCATTTGTCATCGGCGTCTTCTGCTATGTGATCACCGCCGGAGCGGCCAGCAGCACCATCAGCATCGGTGACACCGGTTCCGCCTCCCAGTACATTGCCAACTTTGCAACCTCCTCGACCGGTATCACCCTGTCCCCTGCCAGCGTTTGGAAGTATTATGCTGTTGCTTCCGACTATCTGTTGGTCACGCTCGGGACGACTGCCGCTGCCACGGGCGCGGTGATCGACGTTGGCTTCGTTGCCATCTCGCTCATCCCCTACACCGCCCCCGTGACTGAGTAAGGAGAACTTAGATGGCTGGCAATATCGTTGGTTCTTCCTTCAACAACCTTTCTGCGTTCAAGCCCCAGATATATCCCCTGCAATTCATCCAGAAGTTCTATGCGGGTAGCATCACCAACTACATCTGCAATACGAACTGGGAAGGGGATATCCTTGGACCCGGCACCACCGTCAATCTGCGCCAGATTCCTGATGTTGTGGTTTCTGCCGCCACCAATGACGGTGATGTGAACTGGCAGAGCATCCAGGCTTCTGCCCTCCAGCTTGTCATCAACTACGCATTCAATGGTGCGTACTGGGTGACGGACGTTGATCGCTCCTCGATTGACGTTGACATGGAGGGTGCGCTGATCAACGAAATGGTGAACAAGCTGCGGATGGCTATCGAGTCCACGATTCTCGGCTCGATCTACGCCTCTGCGGCCAACGTCATCACCATTGCGACCGGTGGCGCGACTTCCTGGACCGGCAATACCTACATCACCGGCCAGACCACGACCAACGCCGTGATCTACGTGGCCCAGGCTTCCCAGTATCTCGATGTCGGTGCCGGTAACGGCATTGACGTTGCGCCCTGGGAGGATCGGTTCCTGGTCATCCACCCGAACATGCGCGTTGGCCTGACCATGAACGCGGCCTTCTATGCGCTCAATGCGGGCACCCCCAAGGGTGCTCTCTATGAGGGCTTCCTGGCCTACATCAATGGTTTCAACGTGCTCCAGTCCCCGTTTGTTCCGGGTGCTGGCACGACCGCTTCGCCCTACCTGACCATCGCAGGGCACCCCGAGGCGGTTACGATGGCTACCAAGTTCACCAATGTCCAGGCGGACATCATCCTGCCCAATAAGTTCGGCATCGGAACTCGATGCCAGAACTTCTTCGGCTTCCTGGTTACGAAGCCTTGGCTGCTGGTCGAACTGTCTGTGGTTCTGAGCTAGTCCCTGGCGGGGGTCGGGCAACCGGCCCCCGCTTCTCCACACAACATCCATTGCGCTTATTGCGCCATCAGGAGCAACCATGAAAGCCGGGATCGAAATCGGGTCGGAAATTCCTCCGAAGGAAATCAAGATCGAATGCCGTCAATGCAAAGAGATTGTCAATAACTTCACGGGACGATCCTTCTACCGGAACCTGGATCCCCGGGCCAAGTGGGACATCCTGTATTATCAAGCCAAAATGAATTCTGAAGGGACATCTCCCGAGTTCACGCTGGTCATGGATGAGCATGAGCCTACCGTGATGCGGATCGAGGGGGAAAAGGGCGAAGAACTGATGCCGCTTTATACCGAGCGGGAACTGGAAGGAACCACCATGCGGAAGCTGCAAGAGATCGGCCGACAGCATGGCTGCAAGAGCATCCGCAAGCGGGATCTCATCCTCCAGATCCTACAGGCACAGACTGCGCTCGTCCTCAAGGCTGAACCGGGGCAACTGCCCAAGGGATAGCTAGATGAGCAATTTTTCGATCAGGGATCTCGTCATCCGGGTTTCCTTGATGCGTCCCGACCTGGACGCCGGGCAGGCGGATCGTTTCCTACAGATCGCCGCGAAGCGCGTGTTCCGGGAATCCATGCTGGGACAGGTCATCAGCACGGTTTGGCCCATCCCGTCCCATTGCAATCAGATTTTGCTCACGGCCCAGTTGGGATATTGGTCCGGCGGCCTGCCCAACTATCTGCAAGCAGCGGACAACAACAAGCTCATATTGCCGTCCACCTGGGAAGGCTCGACGGCAGACTATCTGAGCGGAGTCAACCCAGCCGCCAACCAGAAAACGGCTGCCGACGTACTTCGGGTTCTTGAAGTTCGCACGGTCACATTGCCCTATTTTTCCATCGGGTCATTCCTCGGATGGGCTTTCGCCAATGGCAACTCTGTCTTCAAGGCCACCATTTCCGGGACCACCCTGACGGTTCAGAGCACTACTTCCGGAACTATTGGCATTGGGCAGTACATCACCCTGCCGAGCTACACCGGAACGGCACCTCCCTATATTTCGGCTGGGACCGGACCCTACACGTTGTCGAACAGCAACCTGGGGACCGTCGTCACCAGCACGACCATGTATGGGAATCCCGTCCCGGCCGCAAATAATGTGGTCAATGGTGGTTTCTACATCGTCTACCAGGGAACGGTAATTTCGGATTCAACCGGAACGCTTGTCTGCAAGGGTGGTGATGTCCTCCAGTCCAACCAGACCTCATGGAGCCTGACCCCGCTGGAAAATTATGACACCCTGAACCAGATCAACTGGCAGACCCAGAACGTCTATAACAACAGGCCAAAGTCCAACTGGAATTCGAGTCTGGTTTCCGGGACCACCATGACCAATGTGACCCAGGCCCAGTCCTGGTCGCAACGGGCGGGGCAGATCCAGAGCACCATCGGAACCGTTGCCGGGATCACGGCCCCCACGGCTGCGTTCCAGGTCTATTCAGGGATGATCATTGACCTGTATCCTTCCCAGGGATATCCGACGGCCATGGAAATCACCTATGCGGCCACTCCCATCGGGGACATCTCAGACATCCTTCTGGATCTCCCGGACGAAGCTCGGGACGCCATCGTTCATCATGCCCTTGCAGATTGGCTTGAAATCCCAGGCAAGGAACAAAATTTGATCTTGGCCGAAAACCACCGCCAGGAATACGAACGGCTCAAGGGAGCCCTCCGGACCCTTGGCGCTCTGGGCATGGGTGGATCGGCACAGTATCGGGCTCCGCTCTTTGGCGGTCGGGGGAATCGGTATTTCCCCTATTTCTACAACCCAACCTTGATGCCAGGGCCTAACTAATGTCGATTCCAGTATTTAACTACCAGGCATCGCAGGTCATTGCCGATACCCAGGCGCTTCTGGGCGATGTCAATGGAACCCGGTTCTCCTCAGCCCAGCTTTATGATGCCATCAACTGGGGCATCAAACAGATGAACGTGTTGATGGGATACACCTACATCGAGACGAGCATCCCGCAGAACCAGCCGGGCAGTCCGCCCATCGGGGACCAATTCGCATCTACGATTCCGCCCTGGGCCTGCTTCAGCCTCTACGGGCTCTACCCGGACGGAACTACTTCCTACGACCTGACCGACTACATCCAGATCAAGACCATCCTGTTCGGCTATGGACCCAAGACCTATGGCGGCGGTGTGCCCTCTTTTGCTTCGCCCTATGCGACCATCCCACTAAACAAGACGATCATGGAGGAAGAAGACATCTACTTCCCGGGCTGGCGTAATACCTATGGTATCCCGCAGCGCTGGGACTTCTATGACTCATCGCGGATCGCGGTCTTCCCGTTCCCCTATAGCCAGATATCCAGCAACATCAACGGCTATTTGATCATTGGTTACGTCCAGCAGCCCGCACTGATGTCCGTTCCGAGCGATTATGTCGATGACCGCATCCCGGATCGTGTTCAGCAATATATCAAATATGCTGCCGCATCCTGGCTTTTGAGCCTGGACCAGAGCGATACAACCTCTTTACAAACGGCCAAATTGTATCTTGATACATTCATCCAGTTGCTACAGGCCAAGCCGATCACCCCATGAGTGTCATCACCGGGGGCATCTTCAAGAGCCCCTCCACCCAGGATCCTTCCTCCACCTTCGCCATTACCGCGTCGGTATTCCAGAATTTGCTGACGGTGACGGCTACAGCCGGGGTGCTGACGGCGGGGCAGGGGGTGGATGATGCCAGCGGGATTTTGCC